ACTCTACGCATCAAATAATCATAAATCTGATGCGTGAATACAAGCTTATGCTTATCTGATGAATATAACGAACCGTCGTTATATTCAAATTGTCCTTTTAATATTTCTTTATTCATATTGTTAACCCCCTCAAAATCCAGCTCTTTTTAGTAAGAGCCGTTCAACCTTAGAAAAGTAAAAATACTCTTCTGAGCCTATAACAAATTCAGGCTCATAAGGTGCAGGGTATTTAGGATTGGATATGCTTTCCTGATAGCATACCCCTATCAATTCATCTTTTTTATTTGTAATGGGCAGATACCCCATATCATAAATAATTATACGCTTATTAGCTTTATATTTTTTTCCTAAATTGACAAGTTTCTTTGCTAATGTCATATTATCCACCCTTCTGCCTTCTATTTGAAGGCTAAAACGTTTTATAGTATCTCAGATATATCTATCAAAACAATTGATTAAGATAGATATATCATTAAATACCACAAAACTTATTGTTTAGTGCTATTTATGGAAGTGATAAAGCACAGCCTATCTAAAAGATAAACTGTGCTTTATGCTTATGGCTCAGGTTTTAATTCATTAAAATCTGTAACTTTCAAACCTCTAAGCTTGTTTTCAATCACTTTGATTTTATGAGTTAATACCTTGCCCTGCTCTTTATCAGCTTGTATTTCATACAAGTCAGTTAAAAAGTCCTTCAACATACAGATAAGTTCCGCTTCTGACATGTTTACACCTTCCATAAAATCACCTACCTTCTAATATAATTTACACCTTTTATTCCAGCTCTATTATATCACAAGTAGGTTATTGAATGTTCGTTTTTGGTATGCTTAATGCAATACTTCTCCAAACGAATAGCTGTCTATGGTAGCTAACCAACTTCTGCACTATTGCAGAAACTTTCGTATAACATCATTCTGACCTTCTCAGGTAGAACCTGTCTGTTATACGGTAAAGCACTTCTGGCGGCTTTTACACTTGCCTGTCTGTTATCAATTAACTGCCTTTACCCTGTGCAGTTGCTGATAGCTTTTTATGAAACTACGTTCATAAAAGAGCCTGTAGCCTTTTGAGCTACAAACTATAACGTTTCGTTAGTTTTAATAACTGGCTTTTTCGTGTTTTTGTTGCCAGCCTGTGCTTTATTATTAAGCACTTCACAAAACGTTATGCTGTTTTCAAAGTCCAAGCTATTTATAAGTTGCTACAATAATTGTAGCTGGCTTTACGTTTGCCATACGGCTTTTTTGTTTAGGCAGTCTGTGCTGACTGCCACGTATGAACATTTTCAACTTATTTATACAGGCTGTTGAAAGTTGCCTGTTTGCTTTTCTGAGATTTAAGAGCCTGAAAAGACATAACTAGCTCTATAGAGGAATACCCACAGCCTGTTAGCTGTAGCCTTATAGCTGTGTTGATATGCTATAAGGATTTTTGATTTTACTGAGCCACAATTACGACTCTGTAAAATCTCTGTTTAATTTTTCGCTTGCCTTTTTTGCAAGCGGTAGTTAATATTTATTACTTATTAACTACAATATATATATAGACATAAATAAAATAAAAAAGAAAAAATAAAAGAAAAAAATAATTTTATTTCAAAAATATTTTTCTATAATATACATTATGGAAAAAATAGTTTAATGTTTTTATTGCTTTTATTAGCTACAAAATAATTTTACAATCTAATATAAGCTTAAAGCGCTCTATATAAGGCTTTTAGTGGGGGGTAGTTAAAACTAAAAAGCATTTTTTAAGGCGAAGCCAATGGTTAAGTAGTTAGTAACAGATAACCGCCAAAAAATCCAAATTCCCTGAAATCCTCGTACAAAAATAAATCATCATTTACTCACCCTCTGCTCACCTCTACCCACTCCCCTCTATCCCCCTCATATACCCCTATTTTAGCCCCATACTGCCCCTAAATTCATTTCATTGCACAATTGCCTATTTAGATTGTTTAAGCCCTTATAGGGCAATTCTGACACCATATGGGGGCATGGTTATATTTTTCTATAATTGTAAGCATTTTAAGCTATATATAGTTAAAAAATAGCTCAACTATATCTAATCCGTACCTAAATTGTGCTTTTAGTGGGTCAAAAATTCAATAAAACCGCTCTCAGTTACGCTTATAATTCCTATATAAATTCTATAATTTATCCACACTTCAAAAAAAAAATGGTTCAATCATTTTTTTATTAGTAAAATCTCTCTCAATTATTTTCGCCAGCTCAGAATACATGCTAAAAGAGTGCTTTTAGGCTCACTTTCACCACTAATTTCTGTTATTTTACCCATTAAGACAAAAAAAGAAGCGATAGATAAGCTAAAAAGCTACTATCGCTTCAATTTTTATCTAATTATTTACTTATCAACGCTCTTACAGAGCCATTAAATCTACAGCTCTACACGTTTTTACAACTCTAACACCATATCTTGTGACTCTATATTTTCCTTTTTTACCATTATAAGGCTCTATCAGATTATAGTCCATCAATTCATGTAATAATTTATGGGTTTTCATCTTTGAAAAATGTGCTAAATCTGCTATTTCTGCCTGAGATAATGGTGTATATGTGGCTTTCTTTAAGAATATAGCGTTATCATACAGTACAGCCAGCACTTTATAAGTATCGTTCATCAGACTTTCTAATGTAAATTTCTGCTTTAACTCCATAACATTCACCTCTTTTTTTTGAAATTTTTAAGCATTATAACATTATGGTCTAATTTCAGCAACTATAATTATACATTATTTTTAATATATATTAGTTTTTAGTTTTATACCTTATACTGATAGAATACTATTTTGCTTTAACACTTCTAAGCCCTTTATTTATGCGTTTTTAAAACAATTATAATACACTATGGTCTAATATTAAATACCTATAAGGCACTTCTTATTATACCTTTCTAGTAAATATGATAATGACATGGTATATCTTAATTACATACTATAAAACATTATTAACTTAGTATATTTGTACAACGTAATGTGCATTATCATGTTAAATTCTTAATACAAATGAGGGGTATTCCATATAGATTTAGAAATGTTTATTGCTTTAATTATATATTTTTACAAGCAAATTGAATTTTGTATTATATAATTGGGTATTTTTCCACAAATAACAAAACCAACTGTTTAATTTTATTAAACTATCAGCTGTATACCAATTTTAACAGTTATTAAAAAATAATAAAATTATTTGCACAATTCACAGAATTATCACAAGTCTATTGACCAAATGTTTTGATCGTGTTACTGTTTATATGGCTTTTGTTTTGGTCATAATTTCTATATAATCAGACGATTCAATAGCCTTATCTTAGACAGCTACACCTTATCTATACATCAAAAAATGTAAAAAAACAGGTTCTACAGTCAGGAGATAAAAAAATCTCGCAGTTGGGTAAGAACTGCGAGAAACATAATATTATGTAGATAGGAGAAAGGAGTGACTACCAATGAAGAGTCAAAGCTCCTATTCTCATAATATTATTAAACCTTATGATGCTATCAATTATTACAGCTTTTGCACACAGATTCAATTCTATATACAATCTATATACAAAGTTGTTTAATAATATTTCGCACAACAAATACTATAATAGACTTGACAGTTAATGTCAAGTCTATTTCAGTGTATTTTTTATGTTGTAATTGTGACTAATCTGTGTTTTTACTGCTTAACGTAATAATCACGCTTTATAAGATGTTAAATATTTTTGCACCTTTCTTATTATGTATCAGACAGAACATAGCATTAATATAAGTATCATAGCAGAATTGTAACTTCTTATGTTTTCTATCATCTTCTATGATTTTATAAAGCAAAAGATTACCTGTAATTGTATCCGTATTAACTCTCACAGCTATTGCCTCACATTCTGAGCCAAATGCAAGCTCTTGTATATTTTTGTCAGTAAGCTGACTCATTTCTATCGTATCATGTTTATTGATAAGACTAATAGATGGATAAACATCGTTATCACAAGTTTCAAGTTCAATGATTGTAATATGGTCGTCAAAGATACGAAAAGCATATACCTTAGAGCCAATCTGAATTAAATTAGTACAATACATACATATCTGATTTTTTCCTGCCTGTATAAAAATCATCTTATCGTCAGCTATACGAACTAATTCTTCTGATGGATATTGCTTTAATATACGTTCTATCAAACCTATCACTTTTTTTATTCCTCTACCACACTTATTAAACGGCACGTTCAATTTAATGGTATTACTTTTTACATCATACGTGAAATATTCAGGTTTAGTTTTAGAATCCTTATGCTTTTTTCTTATCCTGTCACTCTTATGAGAATATGTACCATAAGCTCTAAGCTCCACTTTTACATCCTTGTTTCTTAATACAGTTTCCATTTTTACATTTTCCTTTCTGTGTTATTGTTTTATTTTCTTTATGTTGTTTTTATAATCATGTTATATTAGTTAATTCTAATAGGTGTATTTAGTGTATTTGTATACGGTATCATGAAATACATAAAATCCTTTTCAAGTTTTTTAACCCTGTCTAATAAACTAAAGCCTCTCTTATCCATAGTTTTTTCTGTGATAATAGTACGTTTACCATCATGGTAATTGCTCTGTAGCATTACTTTTTTCATGTTATTTTCGTTTTTTCCTGTCATATAATATGCGTTAAGCCCTAAACTTTCACAGAGATTTATTTTACTGTAGGATAATTCCTGTTGCAAATAATTCCATAGTCTTACAAAGCACTTCTCTTTCTTGCTTTCAATTACCTTATAACCATTACAACGCTTACCATTTTTATCTTCATAAATAACATTTTTATCTACTGTCAAAAATGTATCAAAAAGATTGGTCTTGTTGCTGATTGAATTAAACGCTTTAGCTAAAAGACTATTGACCTTCCTGTGCGCTCTCAGGTACAAAGGGGTATGTAAATAATTATAGTCTAAATCTTCTTTTATTCTTGTATAGGCTGTACCCACTTCTTCAATATCAGGACACTTATAACCATAGTTCGCATATCTCCGCTTATGAAGATATTCATTAAATTTATCCAATAAATCATTATGGTCAAACCATGCACCCTTATAAAAGGCTTCTTTTGCCGCTTCTACGCCTCTAACATCACTTAATGAAGTATCGCTTAATCTCTTTTTATAAAACTTAATAAGGCACTCAATTTTAGGGTCAATACCTACAAAAGGATGAATATATTTTTCTTTCTTTTCTTTCATCCATTTGCCATCACGTATATAAGACTGAGTATAAACCTTTCTAATTCCCTTTCTGCTTCTTAAAGCAGATGATGTAAAATCTCTGCTGGTATCATGGATTTCATCATAAAAGTGATAGTCACAGATTGGCTCACCTTTTTTTATATACGGCGTATTTCTTTTACATAATCTTACATCCCTATCCAGCTGATAGATAAATTCGTAACACTGCACATCGTTAAAATCATGCTCCGCTTTACGTTTAATCATTCTGTAGGTAAGTTCACCGTCTTTTTTCCATACTAAATCATTGGATATATCCCAAAAGTTATTTTTGTTTGGCTCACCTGTATTAAACTTAAAGACCGTTCTGTTAATGTTATCAATAAACGCCGCTCTACCCTTTTCTTTATATATTTTAGCCACGTAAAGGTCTGCGTTCTTTTTACCTTCTTTATTCAAAAAGAAAAAATAGGGCGTTGCAAGAGGGGCATTGTTACATTCAGGATTGTCATAATTCTTAGGAGCTGAATAATAAGTGAAATCAACCAGCTTCATATCCTTTAATTTCCACATTATATCCTTAATAAAGTAATGTGTTGCGTTCAGAATCTGAGCAAAGTTTCTGCCATCTTCTTTATTTATTCCTATTGCTTTAGCTCTTTTATCAGTTTTAGGCATCAGACGAATATAATTAAACCCCTGTTTGTAATTTTCACTTATAAGTGAACGGATAAAAATATAAAAAGCGCACGTAGCAAAAATATCTTCTCCTTCTAAGCTATATTTACTGAACGTTGTTATTCTATCAATCTTTTCTTTAGATATATCACAATAACTTGAATGATTTGCAGTACGCAAAATCTCAACATTAAATGTGGTTCTAATTGTAAACCAACGGTTTATTGTAACATCAATGCTTATTAGTTCATTATCAACTAAAAAAGCTAAAGCTTTCTTCATGCGTGTAGTAATTCCATTTGCACAGGTATTGATTTTACACTTAAATACCTCATGCATGTGTCTTAATTGTATATTTTTATTATAGAAATGAAAATAAGCGTAGAATGATAAAGCTATCCTACGCTCTTTTCCATTTTCAATTTTGAGAATTTTCTGTATATCATCTTTATACAACCTTGCAACTGTATATCCCTTACATTTGAATAACATATATTATGCTCCTGTATATTGTTTTTACCTCTTATATATTATCATTATCAAGGCTATTTGTCAAGTTCCATGCGGCTAAGATACTGATAGAGCTTGAATACATGATATTTGTATGAATACTTTCGTCTATGGTTATGTTCTCAATAATATCAAAGAAATAGCCGTAAAAATCCTTTTCAATCCTTATGAGATATTCATTGTTTGGAACTAACCGCTGGATAGGTAAAGCTTTACCTGTGTACTTTGCTACAATCTGCTGATTTAAGCATTTTGCTACTGCAAGTTCGTTCTCACTTATAACCGTCTTTTTCTCTTTTTTCTTCGCCATTGTTTAGTCCTCATTAGTATACGGTGTACCATACTTATAGATGTTATCCGCTTTCTTGATTATCTTCTCAAACTCGTTAAGTACCAACAGGATACCTAAATTCTGTTTCTTGCCATTGTCATGACTATTTACAAGAAGTCTGTAGAGTTCTACTCTCTTCTGCAGCTCTGTGTAAAGCAAAAGAAACCTATCATCATTTTTCCTATGAAATAACTTTGTAAAAAATTTAAATATTTTCATTATGCTATCGCTCCTTTTTTAATCAATAGAACGAATATCGTTTTCTTCCATACACTTATCAAAGCTAACATTTCCACTTCCCTGATAGCTTAGAAAATTAAGAATAGCTGTTTCAACGCCTGTGAGTGGCAAATGACCATAGATGTTATTAAACCTTTTAATACTGTTCTTTAGTTTAAGCTTTTCTTTCTTAAACTTGGTAAAGACCTCATAGAACTTAGTCAGTAAGCTTGCATATTCAGGATTTTCTTTATCTCCAGCTTTTTCATAGAGTGAAAGATAATTTGAAATACTCTGAACAGAAGTAAACAGATTTATTACATTATCATAATCTTCTTTGAGATTATCTATTTCAATCTGTTCTGCCGTTTTTTCAGTTGCTTTTACTTTTGGTTCTTTGTTTTTCTTGAAAATCATATTGTTTCTCCTTCTTTTATATTAGATTCTAAAGAGTCCGCAGACTCCATAAATCCTTTTAAGGACATTAAAATCCCCATTCTTATAATTCATTATAAGGGGTTAAAACAATTATGTCAATACCACTGCGAAAAATTTTGGATGATATATCGAATATCTATTCTAATCCGTAAAAATAACACTCTCCAAGCCCCTATTTTTCAACGTTTATGAACAAACCTTGATTTTATCGGGGTTGAGGGTACTTATTTCATATATGGGTGGTTAACCTATTAATGATGCCGTAAGGCGAATTTTTACAATACACAATTCTGATGCTTCGATTGCTTTCTTTGTCCCATTTTCCATACTCTTCTTCATTTTTATCTATATTATATTATCTATATTATTTTAAATAATTAATACTGTGTATTATTAGATATTAAAGTAGTCTGTTTTATTTACTCTAAATACTCCAAAACCCTTATATTTCCTATATCTTAGTCACATTAGGCAAACAAATATTCTTTTATGCAAGAAAGTTGTCATTAGAATTTTTCCCACGAGACAAAATTCAGGCTCTAAAAATTTTTAAACTGCAGAATTAGCATCTAACTCTATTCTATTGTATCAAACCTTATTGTGTAACTGCACTATCCTTTCCCTGCAACATCATTTTTCGCTAAAAAATAAAATCCTTAATTTTTAAGGGTTTTAACATAATTAAAGTAAATAAAACAGACTACTTTAAGATATATATAGACAGTATAAAAAAGACATTGGGTATGAAAATAGTAAAATAAAATAGTACAGAAAAATTCAGAATCAGATTAAAAATTGTCGAAGCGTGGGAATAGTACATCAGAATTTTGTGTTATCCGCTTCACAGCATTATAAGATATAATATTCACCAAAAACCACAAAATTCGGGGATATTAGAAGCTCCAAAGTACCGAAAAATGGGGATTCTTGACACGACATTTCGTAACCATAGTATTTAAGCCTATTCAGCCCACATCGAAATTGCAGGAAGTATCAACATTATGATTGTTTTTCTCTCTTTAATGTGGTATAATTTCTATAAAGACTGATTGTGTTATCTTTTCATATAAAGAAGTATAAACAATCATTGTTTTAGGAAGAAAGGAAGGAAGGAATGTAACATGAAAACAGACAAGCGTGTTCCGCAACACTACATCTATAAACTTAACAGCTCTGATATTGTAGCGGAAAAATGCAATCTTACTCTTGCGCTCACAAGCGTATTAAAGAACTCGCCTGAATACGTGATAGCTTTAGGAGACTCACAGCTATTCAGATTTCTTGAAGAAATGACTAACAATCATTCAGCGCAACAGGCAAAAGAGATCTCACAGCAGATTAAAATACTTGCTAACAGAATTAAGACAATGGAGACTGACCCTAACACTACGGCAACGAAGCTGACAAAGGCAAAGACTAAGCTTGCTATCTTGCGGCAGAATTTGTTTAGGATACGTTTTGAGACTAATCTAATTCAAGTATGCTTCACTTCAAAGCCTGACTACAATAGGTTCTACAAGAAAGGCTTTACGGTAAATGGTATTCATTATGTTGAATTGTTTGGAACTACAGGCGGTATTAAGAACGCAACTATCCTCTATGTAAATGAGGAATTATATGGAGAACTTACGGAACGCATAGACGCTGGACGTAATCAAAATGTGGAAATGATTCCAGCAAAACTTCAAGCTTATATGGCTCTTACAGCTTCTAATGATATTGCATTGGACTTAAAGCCTCGTATCCTTGTAGTACATGATGTTATCACTCATTATTCTGATGAAGTATTGAGACTTGAAAATTCTGAGGATGTTGACGATAATGGTGAGCCTTTGCCACCTACTGTTAATTACATTAAGAGTGAAGCCATTGAATTAAATGCTTGTGACGGCTGTTCCGTAATGACACCTGAGTTCGCAAGGAAGATAAACCTTTATCTTAACAATGAGAATGAGCCTATAAGCGGTGTGTGCATAAGAGGGCTTCCATTTGTTAAAGGTATGCTCTTTCCGTTTGATTTCGTAGAATTTGCAGAAAAGGTGGCTGGAACTTATGAAGTAACTGACTTCTACGGAGCAAAAAGAGATATTCGTGATTATGACATTATCCTTACGGAGTCAATGTTTAAGCTTGCGAACTGCTACTCTTCTACTGAGGAATATTTATCTTACATTGAACAGTATAACTACAATTTTTCTGTTAGTAAGACCGCTCCGCTCCATAATGACATTATAAGAACAACGAACTATCAGTTTTTACAGTCTTATGAACTTTCTGATGAAGATATAGCAGAATTAGTCAACCCCACGCTTGATAATATCAAAGATATTTTAGGTATGAACCCTTATAAGTCTATCCTTTATATGCTTGGCACTCATCTTTCAGAAAATTTATCGCTTGATGAATTAACAAATGATAGCGAATTTTATTCAAGTTATTATTTACAAGCTCTTATGATTGCGCCTGAAATTATGATAAATGACACTTGCATAAGAAATAAACTTTATAAGAACATTAAAGAGCGTATTAACTCAGCTAAATTAGGTGTCCTTGACGTTCATGGTCATTTTAGTATTGTTGGTGGTGATTTATACGGTTTGTGTCAGAATATCTTTGGTCTTGAGGTAACAGGATTGCTTAAAGCTAATGAGGTTTACAATTATACTTGGCATAGTCAGAACACAGAAGAAATTATGTGTTTTCGTGCGCCTATGAGTGTTCATAACAACATTCGTAAGCTTAAAATTAGTTATAATGATAAAGTTAATTATTGGTTTAGATACATTAAAACGTGTACGATTTTGAACAGTTGGGATACAACTTGTCAAGCATTGAATGGCATGGACTTTGATAGCGACCTTATGTTCGAGTCGGATAATGAGGTCTTGTTAAGAAATTATAGACCACTTCCAGCCATTGAGTGCGTACAGAAAAAAGGTCAAAAGAAAATTGTTGAGCGTAAAGACATGCACAAAGCTACCTATCCTGTGCTTGGTAAAAACGATATTGGTACTATCACGAACAGAATTACGGCTATGACTTCTTTAATGGCAATGTATGATAAAAACTCAGCAGAATACAAAGAATTACTTTATCGTACACAGGCTGGACAGAGTTACCAGCAAAATAGTATAGACGCTATTAAAGGAATTAAGACTACTCCAATGCCTAAATCATGGTACGATAACCACAAGAACAGGATTAACGATGATGATGATTTAGAGGTAATGAAACAGAAAAACTTCAACCGCTCTATCTGTGTTGACAAAAAACCGTTTTTCTTTATTTGGAACTATAAGGATTTATTAAGGCAATATAATAAATTGCTAAAAGAAATAAATTTCAAATGTAATATTGAATATGGCTGTTCTTATGAAGAATTAAGCAAACTTCCTCAAACAGACTTGGACGAAAATCAACTTGCTATTATTGACTATGTGAATAGAAATCAGCCTGTTTTTGAAGCTCCTTGTACCATGAATAGAATAAGCCGTTTTGTTATGAACAACATAGACAAAATCAAAGAACAAAAAGTAGAATTTGACTATACTTTTTTAATGTCAAATGCCAATAGAGGAAAAAATCTTATTACATCAATGAAAAAGAAGTTAAAACCGTTAATTATGGAATATAAAAACAAAACGGTAGAATTTAAGTCAGGTCATGGTAAAACCGCGCATCTTGAAGATAAGATTGATATTGTTAGGTTCAATTCCGTAATGTTCAATCATTTTAAGCCTCTATTATTACAACAGCATAAAGATTATGAAGTTGTGTTAGATGTGCTTATTCTTATGGCTTATGAGGATAAGATAGGACAAACGCTATTATGGAATTGCTTTGGTGAAGATTTAGTACGCCGTATTAAAAGAAAATACGGTAATAGATTTACTTATCCTATTCCTACAGAAGCTAACGGAGATATTCAATACGCTGGTTACAACTACAAATTATACACACAGGAGATTAAAGATGAAGAATAATATTATAATGAATGAGGTTGCTTTTGTTATTGATGAAATAATGACTGATAAGGTGAATATAAGGCTTTGTAAGCCTTATATAGCCATATCATATATTACGTTATGGGTACGTTACTTAGTACAAAAAAGCCATCTATCTTTTGGAGAAATATGGGAACGAATGAATAAGCATTTATCTTCTCATTTAGACAAATACAATAAATTCAAATGGAGAATGATTATTGAAAATGCTTATAACAAAGGTGCTGAGTATCCTTTGAGAGAAATTAACTCTGTCTTAATTACGAAGCACGAAATGAATTGTTTAAACAAAATCAAAGGTGTAATGACTCAAAAAGTGATGTTCACTCTTTTGGTATTGAGTAAATTTTATACATCATTAAAGAAAGAAAACAATTATTGGTGTAATACGGATAATGATTTTATTAAGAAATTAGCCAACTACTCAGGTTCACTTGATAGATTTTATGAAGCGTTATCTCAGTTAAGAGAATTAGACTTAATTCAAATAAGCATGACAGGTACTAATATAGCGGTAAAGTATGATAATTTCTGTAAATTGAGCAACGATAATAATGATGAAATAGCTTTTGAAATACAAAGCCTAAACAACTTAGGGCTTCAATATATGTATAATCATAAACGCTACAGCAAAAAAGTTGGTATTTGCGTTGAATGTAAGCAGTTTTTCTATCGACAAAATTATCAAATACGCTATTGCAAAAGGTGTAAAAAATAATAAATATATAGTGCAAAGTAACTAAAACAACACAACCCCTAAACCCTTATGAATAAAGGTGTTAGGGGATTTTTGCTTTCTGTATATTTGTAGGGGAGAGAATTAAATAAAGAATTGCAACCTAAATTTATCGTATAGTGTTGGAATTGAAGCACAGTGTCTTAATGTCCTGTCAATTCCTAAAATCACAAGATGCAGGAACTTATTTAATTTTTCTCTAAGACTTATAACATAGTGTCTTATTTACTAACTCAGGCACAGGGTTGGTAAAGCCTTAACTATGCTAACTCACATCTTGGTTGTGCTACCTTTTTGTGAGACATACCTTTCCTTCTTCCAATATATAGGCGGCTATCTTGAGTAATATACCTCCTAATTACACTTTTTAGCCGCTCATTTGCAAAAAGGAGTATGAACAATGAGAAAAATCAGAAATCCTGATAAAATTATCAATCAATCAAATTTGATTGAGGAAACTGCAAAAAAGCTTGACTACTATCCAAAAGATGTTAAGAAAGTGCTTGATACTTATATGGACTGTATCACAGACCATGTATTTGATGTAGATGAAAATACAAAAGTTATCTCTATTAGAATACTTCCGTCTATTCAGTTCTATATTAAGGCTGTACCTAAACGGACAGGTAAAGGCTTGCTTAATACGGATAGTGAAATTATACATGAACGACTTGAATATGATATTACCGTTGGTGATAGGTTCAAACGCACATTGACAAGTATATTTCGTGCTAAAAATAAAATCTATGATGGATGGTACAATCAATTCATAAAAGACAAACGTAAGAAAGAACTTGAAATCTTGGAAAGACAGCAAAAGCGATTTATGTTTGGTGAAGCTGATTATTCAGACACTTCCATAAATTCACTTGATGTTGTTCATCCTGTAGAAATCAAGGGTACGTTTGGTGAAAGATTAAAAAAGAATAAAAAAGAGACAAAAAAGAAAGGTAGAAAGAAAACATGAAGCGTAAATATAATTATTGAGGCTTTGTGCCTCAGAAGCGAGGTACAAATGGATTTTACTCAAAACGAAAATGAAACTTATGTAGAATTTCTAAAGAGAATTATAGAAGCTACACGCAATAAAGAAATTGATTATGAAGAAATGGGCGAATACCTTATAGGTGAGCGCATTTATTCACATGATAATTGTAGAAAAGCTTTTTATCTTCTCAATAAAATCGTTGATAAGCTTGATTATGAACATATATCAACTGATGATGAATATGAAAAGAAAATAGCGGACAAAATCCTTGAATTAAAGAAGCAACAGGTAAAAACAAGGGATGAACGTAATGAGTTAAATAAAACAATTCGTAAATTGGCTCGTCAAGAGTCATTTATTGAGACTGTTCGTAGAGTGTTTGCAGACACGGACGCAGACGATAAATGCAATTTGGAAATATCTGACATTAACACTAATGGACAGTCTGATTTATTGGTTCATCTTACTGATATTCATTGCGGTGTTTATGCCACAAATGAATTTAACACTTTTAATGATGAAGTGTTAAAAAATAGGGTAAACAAATACCTTAATAAAATTATTGAAGTTAATAATAGACACAATTCAAAAGATTGTTACGTTGTAATAGGCGAGGTTATATCTGGTCTTATCCATGACAACCTGAGAATTGAAAATAACGAAAACGTGATTAGACAGTTTGTGATTGTGTCTACTATTATATCAAGATTCCTTGAGGAACTTAGTAAAAAATTTAATAAAGTAGTTGTTCACATAACAGCTGGAAATCATTCAAGAGTTGTTGCGGAAAAGAAGGATTCAGTGAATGGAGAAAATTTTGATTATCTTCTCCCTCACTATCTTAAAGCTCGTTTACAGAATTTCCGTAACATAGAAATTAACGAATGTGATGAAATATCATCCATTCAACGTTTTAAGATTAGAAATACTTTGGTGTATGCTTCGCATGGCGATAAAGACAATGTATCAAGTGTGGTAGAAAAATACACACTTATGTATCATGAACAGCCTAACATTATACTTTTAGGTCACAGGCACACCAACAGCTTAACAACCGTATATGACACCAAAATCATTCAGTCAGGAACGTTAGCAGGAACAGATACCTATGCAGTAAATTTACGCATGAGAAACAAGCCTGAACAGACAATATCTGTAATAACTGACGATGGTTTAGATTGTATATACGATGTTACTTTTTAACCAAAATCAATAAAAATGAAAAATCAAAGGAGAAAAAAACAATGTCAAACGAAATTAAGAAAATGAATACAGCGGAGCTTATAGCTTTCATTGCAAGAACACAGGATATTTCAAAGGCAGAAGTTAAGAGAGCACTTGACTCTGTAATTAAGGGGCTTACAGCGGCAACTGCTACTTGTGAGTATGACGAAATCAGAGTAGGTTCTTTTGGTACAATCAAGGTTTCAGAAGTTGCGGAAGGTACAGCAAGAAATCCACGTACAGGTGAGATTGTTCCTGTGCCTGCACACAACAAGGTTGCCTTTAAGCTTTCAAAGACTATTAAGGAAGCTGTAAGATAAATCTTTTTTTGAGGGCATTTAAAGGTCAAAGGATGTAGTTTTATCTCGTTCTTTGACTTTTTGCAGTTACCATTCTGCTGAAAAATGGCGTTCCCACACGATAATGAGGGGAAAGCTCTTATTATAGAGTTTAATACGCCGTAGTACGTCAATGTAGACTACACGCAATAATGGTAAAGCGTGAACATAGGTTCAAATCCTATCTACGGCATTGAACAAAAATCATGAGAGATTTTTATAAGCACGTTTTGAAGAATGGGCTGAATTTATTTGACGCGAGAAAGGACGGAGAGCTTATACGCCTCTGTCCTTTTTCTATGCTCTTATAGCTCAAAAGGTTAGAGCATCTGACTGTTAATCAGAGGGTTATAGGTTCAAGTCCTATTGAGAGCGTTTTGTGCATGTAGCTCATATGGTAGAGCACACGACTTTTAATCGTGTTGTCATGGGTTCAAATCCCATCATGCACATGGAAGTTATCATTTATCTTAAAATGGCGTTTATGAGCTTGTACGAGAACAAGACAACATTTGTGCCGTTATAGTCTAGCTGGTGATGACGCTACCCTTTCAAGGTAGAAACGAGGGTTCAAGCCCCTTTAACGGTATTACTCAAAAATGAAGATGAAGAAACGTGAGGTAGGTTATGCCAACAAAAATCACAAAAAAGAAAACCACTTCCGCTACTTCAACAACAACAAAAGCAATACAAAAGGCGGTTGACGTAGCGGTAAATGACGCAATATCTGAATTTGGAAAAAATAAATTTACATGTCCAGCTTGCGGTAGACCTTTAAATCGTGAAGATTTTTATACGTCAACAGACCCTATTATGAAAACAGGAATTTCCACTATTTGTAAACAATGTGCTTATGATATAGCACATCCCGTTATAAATGGTAAAGCATCAAAACCAACAAGAGAAACGGTTATAGATGCTTTACAGCGGCTTGACAGACCCTTTATACAGGAAATTTATGAGATAAGCATTAAAGAAGCTGAAAATTGGGTCGCAGAAGGCAAAACGGCTTTTGATGTATGGGGAACATACATTAAAAATGTGGCTTTGCCGCAGTATCGCTTATTACGCTTTAAGAATAGCGATTTTTCTACAGCAGAGATTCGCAAGAAAAAAGAAAATGACAATAAGGAACGTCAACAGGAATTACTTAAAGATTATGAGACAAATAAAAAAGATGTAATTCGTTTATTAGGATACGACCCTTACGAAACTGAGCCTGACGATGCTAAACCACGTTTATATGCTCAGACTGTCTCTTACTTAGATGCTAGTGGAGAGGCTAACGAAGATGCTCTCAGGGTATCTTCTATCATTGAAATCGTACAAGGTTTCTCGCATATAGAGAAATTGAACGCACAAGAAGCGGATTTATTTGCGGATAAAACCACCCTTGCCGCTAATGCCAATACCGTTAAAGCTATTGAGCAAATTAAAACACAGATAACAGCAAATATTCAAAAGCTTGCACAGGAAAGTTGTATTAGCTTAAAGAACAGCAAAAACAATACAAAAGGTGAAAACACCTTTACAGGCAAGCTACGAAAACTCAAAGATATGGATTTGAGAGAGCAAGAAGTTAATCTGTTTGATGCAAAGACCGCAGAGGGAATGTATCAGGTGGCAAAGTTATCTAACAAGGCTTTGTTAGATGAACTGCGTCTTGACGAGAACGATGAACATAATATGTTGATAGAGCAACGTGAATTGATTCAAAAATATCAAGAACAGGCTTCAAGAAATGAAGAAACTGCAAGAATTTTACTAAGAGAAAATGCTGATTTGAAAGCCACTCTTAAAGAAAATGGTTTGCTTTAAGAAATGAGGTGACTTGATAATGAGCGATTTTATAAAAAATGATAATGGCATATTTTTACCTAAAGATTATACCATATACGTTAAGACTCCTGAAAGAGAAATAACAGAACGTAAGCTCAACGATTTAAAAAAGATTGCAGAGATTAAACAGTGGGGCATACGCAACCCTACTAAATTTCTAAAAGAATTTGTAGGAATTGAGCTACTTGACTTGCAAGAGTATATTTTTATGAACTCTTGGAGCAGACCTTTTGTTTTATGGCTTGAAAGTCGTAACGCTGGTAAAAGTATGATGTTAGCGGTGTTTATAATGACAAAGGGGTTATTATTCAATAACTATCGTGTTTTTATATGTTCAGGAACTGCTTCTCAGTCACAAGAAACTTTCAAGAAGATTGAAGATATTGCCATGCAAAGAATAGAATCTATGGCTAATCTTTCAGGCTTCTTTAGAAGTGAAGTGAATATAAATAATCAGAACAGCAATGGATTCATACACAATCCAGCTTGCTTTACTTATCAGCTCTATAATGGTTCATTTGTAAAAACTCTTACATCAGCAGTTGATAGTGGGCGTGGTTATCGTGCTGAATGTGTTGCATTTGATGAAGGTGGCTGGCTAACGGAAGAACAATTTAATGTATATGCAGCTTTTACAGCTCAGAACTCTAACTTTAAGTTAGGCGGTAATATTGACGTAAGAACACTTCCCAAAGAATTTCCACATCAATTACTTTATGCAAGTTCTGCAAGCTCAGTAGATACAGCTTTTTATAAGAAATTCAAAGACTTTTCACAGAAAATGATATTAGGCGACCCACGATATTTTGTGGCTGATATAACTTGTGACACCGTTATGACAGCAACATTTCATGGTGTTGAATATCCTACTCCACTTCTCACAAGAGATACCGTAGACGGTGAAATGAGAGTTAATCCTGAGAAAGCTTCAAGAGAATATTTTAATAAGTTTACAAGGGATGGTGGCGTAGGTCAGATTATTAAACGTGCGCTTATCGCTAAAAACTCATTTAATCGTGTTCCTGTATTGTTTAATGACACAAATAAACGTAAATTTGTATTTGCTTTTGACCCAGCTCGTACTTTAGATAACTCTGTCTTAGGTATTGGTGAACTCGTTTACGATGATACTAAAGGATGGATGTTAAATATTGTCAATTGTATAAACTTTGCTGATGTGTCATTAAAAAAGAAAACACCATTAACAACTCAGCAACAGATAAAATTGATTAAAAAAGCTCTTATTGATTACAATGGAGAACAAGCTTTAGATTGGGAAAACATTGAATGTTTTATGATTGATGCTGGTGCTGGCGGTGGTGGAAACCGTATGCCTGATTTTTTCTTTGAAGATTGGAAAGATGAAAACAATATTGAGCATAGAGGGCTTATTGATACTGACTACTCAGAAGAATATGTAGAGCGTTTCCCTCATGCAGTACAGAATGTCTTAAAACTCATAGAACCTTCTAAATATAAATCAGATATGTTTGAGGCTCTTATAAAAATGATTGAAGCGGATTTAATTACATTCCCTGAGAGATATGATAATAAAGGTTATATTAATCTTATGCACATTGATAAAGAGAAGTTACAAAATGCGGAAATTAAAATCCGTGAGAAACTTGATAAGCAAAAGCTTACGGAAGAAGAATATAACTGTAGATTATCTGAGGAGCTTGAAAATATAGATTCCGCTACCACAGAAGTATATAAGCTTTCACTTGATGAAGAAATCGCTTTAATACAAATTAACGCTATGGTAGAGGAAATCGTTAATATTTGCCGTGTTAAACGTGAAAGCGGCAAAGACGGTTTCAAACTTCCAACTTATAAAGATGCAGATTGTAACCACTCAGAAGGAACTCTGCACGATGATAGAGCCTATGTGCTTGCTATGCTTGGCTGGTATTTATCTGAAAAGCGTAGAGAAGGAATTGTAAATAAGCCAGTTCAATCTGATAAATCATGGACGGATAAATTGATTGAAGCTTCTAAGACAAGTCAGAGATTTTCTTATTTTAGTTCATAAGAAATATAAACAATAATTTGAATACACAAAAATCAAAAGAAAGGGGGTAACATGGCACAGAAAAAAAGAACAGCCGCAGAAGTAGCAAAATTAGATAAAGCAAGAGCCATTGATAAATATTTTGAGTCTTTAAGCAGATCTCTGCAATTGTTAGATTTAACAAAAGCTGATACAAGAACTTTTCAGACTTTTAGCAAAGAACGATTAAGGACTTTTATCAAAAATCCAAAAAGTAATGAAGCCCAGCTTATTGCATTAAGTCAGTTTTTATATATGCTTTCTTATCCTTATCGTAGATTGATACAATATAATGCTTCAATGGTTGACCTAACTGCTTATAGATGCATCCCTAAAATAATCAGCTTGAATATAAGCGATATGGATGTAGAACAGATTACCAATCAGACTTTTGCTTCAGTTACGGAAGTCCGTAAAATGCAATTAAAACTTAATCTTTTCCCTTTTCTTGTTACCGCTTGGCGTGAAGATTGTGCTTTTGGTTACATTTATGAAGATGATAGCGGATTCTATCTCATGCCATTAGAGGGCGCGTATTGCAAAATCAATTCAGTAAATATTGATACAGCAACATATAATTTTGCTTTTGATTTTTCTTATTTCAGAAGTCACCCTGAACTACTTGAATATTGGGATTCAGAGTTTAAGAGTAAATATGATGCATACAAGAAAGATACAAAATTACAGTGGCAAGAGTTAGACCGTAATAAAACATTTTGTATTAAAGTTAATTCAGATGATTTGAAGCTAAAAATGCCACCATTTACGGCACTTTTTGAGCAGATTATTGATTTAATTGACGCTCAATCAATTCAGAAGGTCAAAGACAATCTAAGCATATATAAGCTACTTGTTGCAAGATTAAGAACAAGGTCTAATGCTACTACAGTAAACGCATGGCAGACAGATATAGATGGTTCTATTGACTATTACAATAAATTAAAACAAAAATTACCACCTGAAATAGATGCTGTAATTTCTCCTATGGATATAGAAACCATTGATTTTAAGGGTACTACAACGGATGAAGTAGATATGATTGCCAATTCCATGAAAAATCTGTTTGTGGCAAGTGGAGCATCACAGGTTCTTGACGGTTCTAAAATAACAGGTTCAAATGCCTTTGAAGCGGCTAAAATCGCTGATGGTGAAATGGCTCTTATTCTGTTACCACAGATTGAAGCATGGGTAAACAGGCGTATGACGATTATCTTA